GAAAGCCAGGCTAGCGGGCAAAGAAGCGGCGCGGGAGCGTTATTATATTAACAAGCAGCCGCATAAGCTGGAATGTGTATGGTGTAAATCCTCTTTCGAGTCAGAGGGCAAGGTGAAGTACTGCTCTGATCAGTGCCGCAGAAAATCTGCAAAAAAGTTCTGAAACAGCTTTTCCCGAAATAAAAAAATTTTGAAATTTTTTTGAAACAGACTTTTGGCATCCTACACAGACCAATCGAAGTAATCAGGGTTCTATGGGTATTACTGCGAAGTATGGTGTATGGGACAATGCGACGTATCCATGGGATGACCAGACGAGTGCTGGTTTAATGGGTAGTATTGTAACTGAGATTGATGCATGGATCACTGCTATCAGTAGTAATGCGAGTATTACTACAAATGGGATGTTACCTGTAAAGGAAAGGGATCCTGCTAGCAGTACGAACAGTGGAACTACGAATGGATTTGTTTATGAGTTTCCTGATACAAGTATTGGGTTAAATGCATTAGGTCCTACATATCCACATCTAATGTTTTATGGAACGCAGACAAGTTTAACTGCTGCGGTTACGGATGAGTATGGGGATGACACGAGTAATAATGGTTATGGGACGTATAATCAACAACCTGGTCATTATTCAGCTATATCTGGTACTGGGGATGCGGGTTATGATAATCAGGCTATTGTTATATATAATGATGTTAATGGTGAGGAGTTTTTATGTGTTGCTATTAAGCATGGTGCTGGCATTAGTGATGAGAATACATTTGTTGTATTTAAGGACAAGAGTAATAGGTGGTGTTTTAGTGTAAGGAACATTGGGTTTGCGTATGATAACTATATGGATTACTGGACGGGTGGTGTAGGGCTATATGATACAGATCCCACCATGACAGGTGGCAGTGGAGCTCTTATTGGCCCAATGTATTTGAGTGTGAGTACTATTAGTGGTGCTGCTAGTAAGCCTGGGTATGATGGTATTGGCCAAGGGTTGTGGTATCCAGCTAGCGATAAATTATATGCTGCAAGAAGTACTACTGCAAGATGGGGAGAGTTCAGGGCGGCTGAGACTGGGGAGCAGTATATGTCTTTGGGTTATCTTGGTAGTGCTGTTCTTATTCCTGTTTGATTATGAGCTTTTCCAATATTGGTGCAAGCCCTACTTGGGGTACACTGCTTACTACTCCTTTGATTACTGAAGATGGTAGTCCTGTGCAACAGTATGTATTGGACACTGATTCTATCTCTATAGTTAATGTGGGGTCTACCTTTACTTGTGCTGCTGTTAATACAAGTGGAGTTACCAAGCCGTTAGCTGGTTGGATTACATATACAGATGGGGGAGGTGGTGGGCCTTCTGGTCGACCTACAAGTGGATTGATTTACCCTAGGTTGGTTTAAGCTAAGGATTTAAGCCAATCACGTTCTTTAGGTGTCATTAAATAGATGACACGATTCATGAGAGTTTTGGAGTCTTTTTCGTTCATCTGGTGATAGATGCGGCCAAGGAGTTGAATTACGGCATCTTTTTGTTGACAGCGAACTGCTAGTAGTAGGGCGAGGCCGTTATGTAGCATGAACCTGGACCTTGTTGACTCCATTCTACCAGGAAGCGAAGTGACTGCAGTGCAGGCGATACGGATAATACCAGTTATGATACCGATGGTAGCCTAATCTAGCGCTGCTTCTTTATCTGATGGCTCTTGATACCTCTGGCGTCTATACAGCTGGTGACGACTACAGGGTCATCAAGGTACTAAATTTGCCATTTGGCTCTTATACGTTGGACTGTGTTTCCAACTGTTTAAACCAACTCGAGGATATGTCTGTAGCCGCTGCAACGGATCTTGTTGCCCTTCTGGATGCATGGGATACCGCAGACGCTGCACAAAGCACACAGGACCTTGCAGACGTCGAAGGGAAGGTGCTTGTAAAGGCAGATGTACTGGAATGGGAAGTTGCCAATGGTGGGGTGAGTGGTCCTGCCAAGGAAAAAGCTAAGATTGAGGATGATGTAAAGCAGATTATGAGTTTCTGCTCATGCCTCGGAGGATATCTCGGGGCTTCATATTACGGAGCCATACCTCTCTACCGTTCTTGAACTGCAACAGGAACCTCCTAGAAGGCCCTGAAGGAGGGTCGTAGGGGTCTTTCCCTGCAGCTACATATTCGGGCCATTCATGGGCGATTATGGCTTGTCTCAGGCCTTCTGGGATGTAGTCATTGACTGTCATCCATTCGTCATTTAGGTCCAGTGTGCGCTTCATTTGGAATACTCCTTTCGTTGTTCATAGTATAACACCATGCATCCTGAAATGCAAGACGGCCCCCTAGGGTCTTTACTGCGTCATGTGGCACACGCAGAAACGGTTGCCGTGGAGTGCCAGTGCGGTGCAGAGGTGCAGATGAACAAAGCTTATAGCAAGTATGTGACGGGTAAACTGTCTTCTTGTCGTTTCTGCCGTAACGAGCAGAGCGAGTGAGGTTCCCTGGAGGGGAAACTAGCGCGACGGAACCCTAGAGGAGATTTAAACGGGTTCCATGGCCTCCCCTTTGGCTCCATATATCAACGGAAGGCTCCTAGTTCCTGGTCAGACAACTGTATCAAATGTCAACGGTCGTTGGGTAGAGGCTCCTGGTGATAGCTATCTAGTGCAACTTTTCATCAAGAGAGCCCAGTATAGTGGCGTATCTTCGGGATCCAAGCCCATTCCGTTGGAAAGCCAGCTCGACGGTCAAATGCTTCCTGGCGGTAGTGGTGATCAATTTTACTACCGGGGCTATGCTTTAACGTTTACTTCCGTCCCTTCCGACTGGAATCTGGAGACTTCTGACGAAACTGGTCTGGTCTTTGCTCAGGTTATGACCCAGTACACCTGGCTGGCAACCGGAACCGAGTGCCAGTTTAGATTTGGCCAAGATCCAATTATGCCTGCAGTTAAAATCCAGCGTTCTAGCGGTGTTTTCGGGGGCCAAGGGATTGACGAGATCATTTACAAGGAAATTGCTGGAGTCCAGATTCAAATTACTGGAGGTGAAATTCAAAATTAATGGCTAGGAAGGCGAAAATCAAAACCACGAAGTCTGGGGTCACTGATAGTGCCTCTTTGAATAAAGAGGTTCGACAGATAATCCCAAAGGAGCTTGAGTTTGCGCCACCTCTACCACCGCTCCCAGGTGTTTTGTTTTTTCCTCCTGTTCAGATTGAGTTTAATAAAAGTGCCTACAGGGCCGTAATGAAAGCTTTGGAGGAGTCCGCAGAAGAGGATCTAGAGGCAATGCTAGACAGGGTTTTCGATGGTGTTGCCAGAGACCTGAAGCAAGCTCTTGATAATGCAATGGATTCTCCGAAATGGAGGTGGAAGGGTGGTAAAAAAAGGGATATTGTTGATACGGGCGAGCTCAAGTCAAGCGGTGTTGTAAAAATCGACCGAAATGGCGTTTCCGTGTCGTATTCATCTCCCTATGCAGGTATCGTTCACAATGGCGGGTATATTCAACCTTACGGCAATCCAAACGCAAGACCCATCTATTACCCCAAGAGACCATGGATCAGTGCGACCCTTCTGGGTGGCGGCCCTACTCCCAAGTTTAATTTCAACGGATCAGTGATCAGCAACTTGTAGCTGGTATACTATTGACGATTTCAAGCTAGTCATGGACATCTCTGCTTCCAAACTTCCCTTCGTTGTACAGCCCAGGAACAAGCCAGTACTGGAAACGCTCGGAACGGAAGAGTCCGGGCAAATTCAAATTGAAAGAAGGGGGTATCTGACAGCTGGGGAGCGATCTTTTCATCAGTCGAATGTAAGCCAGGACGAAACCATGAAGATTATGCTTCGTGCTGCTCGTTCGGTGGGAGAGAAGCGGGGACTGGGGATGAAAGAGGCTTATGAGGTGCTGCAAAAAGCCTTGAACAGTGGTGACGACAGCCTTTGGATTGAGTTTAACGACGAAATCAACGACCTGATGACCGAGCTGAACAAAACTCGCGCTACCGAAGATGTGGTCAAGGCTTACTGCATGCTTCTTTTTCGGGTTTCTGGTGACCTTGAGGTCGAGGATGTCCTGGGCTTGCACCCTGATCTTATTATGGCCTTGGTGGGCTTATTTGATGATGAGGAGGCCCGCAGCACTGAAAAGCTTAATAAAGAGTTTGGTGTAGAAGAATCTGACAAGGAGGCCGACATTCTGGAGGCTGAAAAAAAGTAAACGAGGGTGACTCTGCAAGGTTAACACTGCCAATGGACCAGATCTTTTGGCAGCTTAAAAGGTTTTATCCAGGGTCGTCCGAGTTCAACTTGGATAATTTTTACAGTCTGCCCTACGAGTATGTAGTAATTGCTTTTAGAAGGGCTGGTGAGGCTCGTCGGATTGAGCTGCATGATCAGGAAAGGCCTTCAGCTTTATTAGCATCTTTGTATATTAACTCTAAAATTGATACCAAGAAATCAAGCAGGTATCATCTAGACGACTTCTGCCTCTATAAGCCTCAAAAGCGAGAGGGAATGGCTTCCAGTCGATACAGCGATGCTTACAAGGCCTTAATCGAGGCAGGCCGTCTACCGTCCTGGGCTCTATTTTGCTACAAGGACCTTATATCTACCGCAATCGGGGCTCCGCCTAGACTGCTTGCCTTTATATCGGAAGAGGCCATCCTTCTTGCCCCTGAGAGGGTCGAGGATGGGTACAGAGGGCTTCTTATTGCCAGGGAAGGTGCGACAGGTCACAGAGAGTTTAAGAGCCCGTGTGGGGCCATTGTAAGCCTAATCGTCCCAACCATTCCAATGAAAGTTATAGCTAAAGAGGATCAAGTGCTCAAATTAATTCGTTGATAAGGTTTTCGTGCCAGTCGGAGTCATCTTGACTTGATACTAGGTCTTTGACTTCTCCAGTCCTAAGCCACTCTCTGATACGCCATTCACCGTTGATCGAGTAAAATGGCTGCATTCTGTACCAAGCGACCCAATCAAGACTCGCTTTTGCCTGATTGCATTTCCAGCAAGCGGGGATCACGTTGGAAGTGCAGTCCTGACCTCCCCTAGATCTTGGCTTTACGTGGTCAATGGTAAGAGACTCGTCCGAAATTGGTGGCGAATCGCAGTAGGCGCACTTGTTATCCCAAGCTTCTTTGATTGCTGCACGCCAAAGTCGGCGGGCTTCGCCGCTATTTAATGTAGTCATGTTGTAAACGTAGTCTGAAGGACGGTCGTAGACCTGTATTTTAACTACGTCGCTCATTCTTTAATAAAAGCAACGTCAATGAAAAGATCCGAAGGCTTTGGATGCATAGCAATCATTGCGTTGTTGCCCTAGTTTACCTTAAAGGAAACCTATCTTGACGATTTCTGTAGTCTAGTGGCACAAATTTTTCCGTCTACACCTCAGATTATTTACGACACATTGGTTGCAGATTCGGTTTTCACGAATGCAGTTGGCTCTTACGAATTCAAAGGCAACTCTTCCCCTGTGGCCGCTGTTACTGTTACAACGCCTGGAGCTGATCTTCCTAGCATAAAAAGCGTAACAGGTATCGAAGTTATTATTCATGATACTGCTGACTTCAGAAGGATCGATAAGTTTGACAGTAGCGACCTGATTGCCGATTGGACAGTTTTCGTTATCTGCTGGGAACCTTCGACTGGAGATGACATGAATGTCGTGGTTAAGCGTATTATGGAAATCTTTAGTGGCGCCACATCATACCAAACTGTCACTGCTTCTTCGGGTATCGGGGCTAACGTCCAGACATCTATTAACATTCCTGCCGACAAGCCCATTCTCGCCACCTAAACACCCCTTAGGCAATATAAAGTAACGGGCCGTGAAGGTCCGAAGTACCTTCTTGCGGGTATACACCCGTTTTCTAATATGGCAAACTTCAACGCAGCCTTTGGCTACGACTTCTACATTGTCCCTTTGAACTCCGCTAGTGTCGACGTGACCTTTAATGGTGTCACCGCTGGCGACGCTCCTACTACGGGTTTCATTGACACCACCACCCTCGCTGCTGGTGCTGTGTCTTTCGCAAACGGCATTTTCACCGTTGGCGCTGACACTTTTACTATGGATGGCACTGACAAGCCTGTGCGCCTGGCTGGTCTGACCCAGGCTTCCCTGGAGACCGATACTGGTTCCGAGGACGTTTACACCTACGACGATGAATCCAAAGGCTTCAACCAGGCTGTGGCTACCACTAAGAGCTTCAACCTGTCCTTGGCTGGTATCGCTGATTTCAAGGATGTGGGCTACCAGATTCTCCGTCTCACCGAAGCCAACACCGTTAGCAACGGCCTCCGCGTGAAGGTTCTTCGTGTTGGTCCTACTGGCACCGTTGAGACCGTCTATGGCTACGGCACTCTGATGGGCTATACCGAGTCCAACGAAGTTACCAGCATCGTGTCCTGGGAATGCTCCATCACTGGCTATGGTCCTTACCAGCTTGAGCTTGACGCTATTGCTTAGCTGACTGGAGGTATCGCCTCCGTCGACACACTAGCTACCACGACTGCTTTTACGGCCTCTCAAGTAGGGGCCGCAGTCACCCTCTCTGGCAATGCCACCGGTACCGTCGATACAGACGTCTCTGGAGACATTACCGCAGTCAACATCACCTCTGCTGGCTCTGGCTATTCGGTTGGCGACACCGTCACTGTTACCGAAGTGGGTGGTACCCCTGGTGTGGGCTCCTTCCGAGTCGCGACGATTTCCTGAAGTCCGTAACCGCGATACTTACGGCGAAGAATACCGGAGGGGCTCTAATCAGGCCCCTTTTTTGCACCTAAAACCTGGAAGACTATAGAAGATTTTGTTAGGTTATGACGCAGAAGATTAAGCTCCCTGTCGAACTTAACATCGACGCCGCTCAGCCGGGTCAAGTAATTCAAGGGCTTTATGATAAAGCTAAAAAATTACAAGACAAAACCGACGCTTATTCTAAGAGAAAATTCGAGGAGTACAGTCAACAGCTTGGTAAATTAATGGACATGGATGGCGAGGTGACCATCCAAACAACTATAAATACGACCCAAGAAAAAGGGTTAGATGGCGTTTATAAAACAGTATACAAAGAAGTGGACAAACTTCAGTCCAAGGTTCTGCAGGGGCTCGACAAAGAAAATAAGGCGAGATCAGGAAGCGTAACCAGCCTGAAGCAGCAACTGGCTACCCAGAAGCAGCTCCTTAATGCAACTGCTGCGTATGTGACGCAGGTCAGTGCATCTGGGAAGAAATTCAGAGCTATTAATCCTGAAATCGCAAAAATCCAAGCCAAAGTCAACCAACTAGGCAAAGACCTTAACGAGGCTTTCGCCGCAACCGGCCAGGGCGGTAATATCGTGACTAGGATTTCGAGTCTGGGTAATAAAATGACCCAGTTAAGCTTTCAGATTCAAGCCGTTGGCCAGGCTATACAGGTAATACAGCAGGCTGCGTCGCAATTTGTCAACAGGGCTAAAGATATCCAGCGAGTTCAGTTGGCCTTTGAGGCTCTTGGAGTTTCTGTTGCCAACCAGGATCAAATCTTGAAGTCTTCAAGGGCTATAGCTCTAACTTACGGGGCAAGCATCCAGAAAATCGAAAAGGCTTATTTGAGACTTGGCCCTGCAATCATGCAGTCAGGAGGAAGCCTCTCTGATACAGAGAAGGTTATTGAAGCTATTTCCGCGAAGGCCGTTACGCTTGGTCTTAATACCGAGCAGACAGGTCGGTACATCGAAGCCTTTGCCCAGGTCATGGGTAAAGGAAAGCTTCAGGGCGAAGAACTTAATCAGCAGTTTGCTGAACTTGATGGAGCTCTTCGCGGCCAGATTGCCTCTTACATGGAAAGCGCTTACGGGATCAAGGATCTCGGTAAGGCTATGCAAGACGGTGAGATTAGCGCTCAAATGTTCAAAGAGGCTTTCATTGCTTCTGCTGAAGAGTCCAGAAAGGTTGTTGCGGGCTCTATGGGAGAAATCCAGAAATCGATTTCAACCATTGGAGAAAAAGGAGGCACAACCATTCAGCAGGTAATGGCAAGAATTAACAGCCTTATTACGATTGCAATGGAATCTATGGGCGAAGCTCTTGCCCCATTGGGTGAATCTTTGTTGCGAATTTCAGCTGCTTTTGCACAGTTTTTTGCTAAAATCGCTACCAGCATGCCTGGGATTCAGACGATGTTTAAAGAACTTTCTGCTGTTATTGGCGTCTTGATCGAGTGGATTAGTAACGGGTTAATGATTGTTATCTATGAGATAGCAGCGGCTTTTGAATTTTGGATTCAGAAAATCCAAGAAATCGCAAAGGCTATTCTTGGCGATAATTGGGCGGAAAAATTCTCTGAAAGCCTTAAGATTTTAAATACGATTTTAGGAATTGTCGCTTACGGTCTTATCCAAATTTTTGGTGTAATCCTTGGTGGCGCTGGAACGATCATTGCGGCGGTTGTGGCCGGTATCTTAAGGCTGGTTGAAACACTGGGATGGCTAGTTAACCTCATTCCTGGTATGAAGGGATTTACACAGGCACTCGCAGAAGCGGGTGACATGAGAAGTGTTATTGACGCTCAGACAGCACTCGATGAGGCTATCACTGGAACTACCAATGCTTTCAAGAAAGAAGAGGAAGAGATCGAAAGGCTAGAGAAAGAACTCCAGGCTATGAAAGACTCTGGACTTGTGCCTACTACAGAAAAGCAAAAAGAATTGAACGCGGCAATCGACGCACTTAATACGAAGAAGGCTGAAGCCGAAATGAAGAGGCTTGAGGGTGCCTATGGAGCCGCAAAAACCAAGCTTAATGAGATGATTGAAGCCCAGAGGGCTCAGCTAGACAGGGACAAGCAGCTTGGAGAGAGGAAGATAGAAGTTCTGAACAAAGAGATGGAGGCGATCAAGAGAAATGCTGATGCAAAAGTTAATGCAAACAAAAAAGAAACAGAGGAAGTAGTCAAAGGTGTTGACGAACAAATTCGTCAGATTCAAAGAAAGTCAGAAGTTCAAAAAAGAGAGACGGAAGACGAAAGAAATAGACTCAATAGCCTAAGGAACGACTACAGGGCATACTACGATGGGCTGACGAGCGATGTAGAGGCTTTTTACGATCGAAAAAGATCCGAGATGGAGGCGAGCCATGCAGCGGAAATAAGCAATCTTGACGCAGAAATCGCAAAGATAAAAGAAAAATATGCAGCTGAACTTGATTCAGTCTCCAGCGGCAATGGTCCCCAGCAGCAAAGGCTTCAGCAGATGAAGCTTAATGAACTGAGAAAGGAGGCCAGTACTGCTGAGACCGCTATAGAAAGGCAAAGAGCAAGAGCTGAGATTGAAAAAATTCAAAACTCCAAGCGCCGAGCTCAAATTGAGAAGCAGCAAGCAAAGGAACTCAAGAAGTTGGAGGAAGAAAAAGCTCAAAAAGAGAAAGAGCAAGCAGAGGAGAAAAAGAGGCTAGACGAAGAGGAGAAAAAAAGAAAGGAGGAAATTAAGGCAGCTGAAATGAAGACCATGGAGGAAATTAAGACTGCACTTGAGGTGCTCGCTGGTATTGATGAGCAAAACAACAGGGACAGCAAGGATAGGATAACGGATTTGAAAGAAAAGAAAAGAGAAGCGAAAGAAGAGGAAAAGAAGTTTATAGATGATATTAGAGAAAAAGAAAAGAAGCAGCACGAAGAAAGAAAAAAGAGGATTGATTTTATCAAGGAAAAACTCGGCGAGCAAGAAGACAAGTTAGAAGACATTGAGGCAGCGGTTGACGATATGGGCAAAGCCGAAAGAGGTCTGGAGGACGACATTGATTACATCACTAACGGAGCTTTACAAAGACAGCTGGAAAAGGCCAGGGCAATTGGAATACAGCTATCAGAAAATGCCAAAAAAAGTGGTGGTGACGCTAACGCCGGAGCCCAGCCGGGAGGGGGTGGCAATTGGAGGGGAGGTCCTGTTACTGGAGGTACTACCTACAGGGTTAACGAAATCGGAAAGGAAGGTTTTGTTGGCAAGGACGGTTCCATGTTTGAGCTGCCAGGAAGTGCCAACAGTCGCTTTACCGCTCCTATAGACGGCGAAATTATTCCCGCCAATGTCTGGAGTAAGCTGACAGCACAAGAAGAGCCCTCTAAAACACCTGTTGGAAAAAGGGTTAAAGAACTTCAACAAGACGCTGTTGCCAACAAAGGGAATATTCTTGAAGATTTCTGGAGTAAGTCGACACCGCAAAAAGAAGCCTCCGAAGAGCCTACTAACAAAGTTTCCAAAGAATTATTGCAAAATACTGGAGCTAACGAAGGAACTATTTCTGAAAATTTCTGGAATAAATCGACACCACAAGGAGAGACTTCTGAAAAGCCTTTTAAGAAAGGGACTGAAAAACTCTGGCAAAATACTAGCACTAACGAGCAAGCTATTTCTGAAAAACTCTGGAGTAAGCTGACAGCACAAGAAGAAGTTTCTGAAAAGCCTGCCAGAGGAAGGGCTAAGGAGCTCTTGCAAAATGCTACAACTAACGAGGCAGTTGTTCCTGAAAATTTCTGGAATAAACTAACATTGCAAAAGGAAGCCTTTGAAAATCCTTTTGAGGGAAGGGCTAAGGAGCTTTTGCAAAATACTGCCGCTAAAGAATTAGTTGTTCCTGAAAATTTCTGGAGTAAGCTGGCATTACAAGAAGAAACCTCCGAGACGCCTGTCAACAAAGGGGTTGAAAAGCTGAAGGAGAATGCCGCCGACGGTGGAGATAAGCCTTTTTCAGGGTTTTACGACGACCTGTTCTCTAAAGCTTTTACACCTGCAGCTGGTAGTTTGACTGTTCCCAAAAGCATCTGGGATAAAAACGATTCTCAAGGCGTTAATTCAGATAATTCTAAGGGAAATTTTGAAGCCAATACCTTCCCTAGTGTTGACGAAAAAGATTTAAAAATTACCAATAGTTTTGATGGCAATGGCATGGAAACTTTTGATGATTTGCTTGAGCTAGGTAAAAGAAGAATTGATAATATCAGGTCTTTCAGTAAGGACAATACCGGAAGTCAGCCATCAGGAGGTAGTAGATGGAGGGGTGGCCCTGTTACTAGTGGAACCACATACAGGGTTAACGAAATCGGAAAGGAAGGTTTCGTCGGCAAAGACGGATCCATGTTCGAGTTGCCTGGAAATGCCAACAATCGTTTTACAGCTCCTATGGATGGTGAAATTATTCCCGCCAATGTCTGGAGTGAAATGAAAGCTCAAGGCAAGAAGAGCAAGACGCCGAAGGGGGCAAACGTAAGGTTTGGCAATAGTTCTACTAGAACTTCTAGCGTTGCCACTAGTAACAACGTCGTAAACAACGTTACTGTTCAGTCCAATAATCCAACTAAAACTGCAAGCACCATGATGGTCGAACTTGCAAGGATCAAAAGGTCTCGGTATTCTTGATTACGAGGCAATCCTAGTATGTCATTCTTTGCTCCAGACCCCGAACTTGCCGCCGAAATCTACAGGCAAAACGCTTTAAATATCAGGGAGGTTTCTGACTACTCTAACGGAGAGTTGTCTGAGATGAGCGACGAACACCTTTTCTATACTTGTGTTTACAGGTGGACCGCTTGTAGTGATGCGGAGGCGGACGAGGCTCCTGACGAGGTGCTAGATATTCTGGAGTCAGAATGGCTGGAGGTTTTCAAATACAAGGTTAGTACTGATAAGGATTATAAAGAGCGTTTTCTTGAAGGGAAAATCATTCCTCCCAGATGGGACGGTGGGGATGGTTTGCGTAGACATCGGGCGTGTGTAGAGGATTAGGAAGACTAGCCCAGTTACATCGCGCTGATGGCTAGTATAGGCATTGCTTTTAACGACTCGCTAGCGGTCAACCATAACGTAGTAATTACTGATTTTACTGGGCAAGATTTCCCGAGACAGTACGCAAATAATGCTTCTTTTGAGTATTCGGCTAATGGCTCGCATGTCCTTGGAGGCCCTGCTTATAGGCAAAAATACATCTGGACAATAGCCGCAGTCATTCCCACTGCCGACGCGCTAGCTCTAGACGCTTTATTCGTGGCATGGGACACAGATAGAGCGGCAGGCAAGCCTGTTGCTTGTGGTATTACCGACGAGACCTTTGGTGCGTCAGTTACCACTAATGCTGTTTTCAGCACCTCTCCATCCTATACATACATGGGAGGGAATCTAACCCTGGTTGCCTTCGGCATGTCGGAGGTTTGAAATGTCTTACTTAATTAACAAAGCCAAAGTATCTTCTCTCAGTATCAATGGAGTTGACTACACGTCCTCGCTGGTGTCCTGGACCGCCCAGGACCTCGCTGGATTCAATAACGGGTGTATTGTCACCCAGGGGACTGTAACTCTTGGCACAGAGCCCTCTAGCGACCTTAAAAGTGATTATGGTCGCTCTAGGTTCAAGCGCGGACAGGAGATCATTCTTGAGATGACATATCCTGACGGCACTACGGAAAGACACCCCAGAGGCTTGCTTTACGTTGCTGGGTCTGTCTACAACGTTGAGTCTGCTACATTTGAAATCTCCATGGCATGCAGACTAGGTCTTGCAAGTCTTACGGACGAGGTTCAGAATCTTATATCTCTTTCTCCTCTTGCTCTTGACGCAGCTCAGCAAGAGTTCTCAAACATATCTGCTGCATTCGCTTCGGTAGGAAAATATCTCTACCAAGACAGTCAAGGCAATCTCGTCTCAGGTGTTTACTTTGATGGAGATGGAGATGGTAACTTTGCGGCTGGTCAATGGACTTCCGTTCTGGGCGTAACCGCAATTTCAGCACAGCCCTTGCTTGGTGCGGAGTCAATACCAGATCAAATCAGGCTTTCGTATCAAGTTCCCGCTGGTCTTATTGCGAGCGACCAGCTCAACAGAGAGGACACCGAAACGAACGACTCTTATTATTTTATACAATATCCAGCGAGCACTTTCAAGCGGATTAACGGCGACGCTTCCGAGGAAAACCCTAATGGTACCATTGAAAACGCTGGGGCCGCATCGTCTAGCTCCTCGAGCCCAGCAGCGCAAAGCGGGTGTGGTAACATTCCTGATGAGCCAGACGGAAATGGGGCAGGAGCCTGTTCGGAGGGGTATGAATTGCAAAGGGTTGCTGTTTATCTTCCGACGACTAGAACTGACACAACGATTAGCTACTATGGCGGACCCGGTGCTCAGCTTAGTAGGGTTTATAGAGAAACCTATGGTCCCGCTATTGAGGCTAATCAGCAATATTTCGCGGATTATTATACCTACTGTCGTTCGGTCTGGGCTACGGATTGCCAAGAGAATGGTGATTGCCCTTTTTATGGTATGGAACAAATTAGGCTTGCATACTCAGAGCAGATTAACTACTTTGGTCTAGGAGGAGAGCTTGTAGAGACGGTTACCGACGTTTATGCAACGACCCTAAGCGCGGCTAACCCTCTGGACTGGAGAGCTGGAATCGTGGACGGAATACCTCAGCTGTTCGACCCAAACCTGAGCCTTACTGATATGTACAGGATCACGCGCACGATTCAGCAGTTCAGGGAACAAGGAAACGATAAGATCGAAAGCAGGATCAATTACAACAGCGTCTCGTCTAGAGGCGTCGGTATCAAATCGGGCATCAATCTTGACGCTATAGTCGGAATTCAGACCAAAGACGTAAGAAGGTCGACAACGAATGTGACCCTTAATATTAATCCTGACATCGCAAACACTCCAACAACCTCTACCAAGGAAGAGAGTGAGCTAATAAGACTTTTCTCAGGAAGGTTTACAGAGTCAAATGTCGAGGAGGCAGGGCCTTATATCGAAGAACAAAGCATTCCAATGCCCCTCCTACTTGAAACCAGGGAGGAGATTGATAATGCCGTTGACCTGTATTCAAAGTACATCGAGCTATTCACGAAGGGAGATTCTTTCGGGCTTAAAATCGCCGAGGGTCTTCGCAAAGATGTTGCTTCTAACTGGTTTCCAGGGATGCCTTTCAGGTTCTACGACCCTTCGGTCGACAAGTTGTTTGCAATGAGGATGGACGCAACTGCGTGGGGAGTGACGCCAGACGAATCAATGTTTGTAACAAATGGGGTCTGGATTGGCGACTCCAACGGAACAGTCGTAATACCGGAGAATATTGAGGGCGCTGCTATCCCCAATATGGGCGGAACGGGTGAAGCTCCAGGCGCTCCTTCCCCCTCGGTGCCTCCTTCTATCGAAAACGAGACAGGCGTAAGTGGAGGGGCTCTTGCTTTTGACATTGACGTCAATATGATGCTCAAACTAACAACTCCCATCTACGGAAGTGATGGGGTAATCACTTCTAGCGAGGCGTCTTATAGCAGCAATATCTATAAGACTTTTGTGGTTTATGCTGCGGGCCTGATTATCGCTCCTGGCGGCGTTCTGTATACAACTGCGAATGGCAGCATACCAGTCGACTTCAATGGGGCCATCGTAGCGGAAGATGCTACAGTTATCGACTCAGATCTCTTTGCTAGCGTCTAGCTATAGTAGCACGACTTTTTAGTGTTGATGCAATTAACTTCATAGGAATCCTATCGAGACCAACGGTTAACGACATGGCCCTAGCTGCAAAAGTCTCAAGTTCGGAGTTAACGGCTCAGGTAACGAACCGATTCGTTGATGCTTATTTCGAGGCACGCCTCATTAACGCACCTGGAACATCTTATACTCCTGGAATTACTGATGATACTAGCTTCCTGAGCTTTGCTGTAACACCAGGTACTGGTGGTTATTATCCTCAGTCAATTGGGTATACGTCGGGCGATGTGTTGGCTTACAGCGATGACGGTGTACCCTTGAATACAAAGTCAACGATTTTTGCGCATGACGGTGGCGCTACTGCGATTGATTTTTCCCACGTAGCTCTTGTCTGGACTTCTGGGGTTACTACTGCCATCGGCGGCGTAGATAGCGCACCCAGTGCTGGTGTTAATGGAACCTATACAAATATTCTCCAGTCTTCTTCGAGCGGGTCTGGTACAGGTTTAATGATCAACATCACCGTAACCAACAGCGGAGCCACTGCGGGTGATTATGCTGTAACCCTTTCCAATGGTGGTACTGGCTATGTAGCAGCGGAAGCGATCGTCTTCACTGCTGCGGACCTTATTACTGCTGGCGTATGTCCAAGTGGGGCTACTGGAAGCTTAGCCTTTGCTGTCTCGACTGTGTCTTCCCCAGGGCCTGATGAAGGAAACATTCTAGCAGTTGCTCAGACTACAAATGCGGTTACTTTGACAGGTGGCAACGAAGCGGTGTTTTACTGGAATCTGAAGCAGTTTGGCTACTACGCTGTTTAATCATGTTACTAGAATCACTTTTAGAACTTTCAAACTCTTCTAGGCTCGTTGAGCTAGAGAGGAGAGAGCGAAAGGAGATTATTACTGGTGACTTTGAGGGCAATGTCACTGGTTACTGGGAAGGTATTGGTAACATGGGGCAGGGTCTTGTTAGATACAGGGACAAGACCTACAACACTAAAAGGATTGGCATAACTTCATTACCTCGAAATTCAGAGGTAGAGCTAAGTTTTGCTAAAGGGATTTACTTCAGTAAGCACATTTAACATGGCAATTAATCGTTCTTTTATTGGTACAACTCCGCTCAACGAGGCCACTGACGTTGCGATTCAGATGCTTTCTACTAGGCCTGACACAAACGTGGTTTTAGATCCAGTTATTACGCCTAACATCCTCGTTGGTTTCTATAACGGATCCACCGACAGAGTTGAGTTGTACATTGTGAACTCTGCTGGTAATCGCTATCTCAGGGTATAATGGCGATCAACAATCCTAGATTAAGCTTTAAGACGCCCGCTCCGACTAGGCAGGAAGCTAAAATTGTTGCGGTTAAAATTATAAGCTCAGTTCCAGGAGAGGTAAGGAGATACGTGGATGACGGTGTCTTGAAGCAGGAGACCACTGAGCCAGAATGGGAAGGGCAAATCATCTTTCAAAAGATTTCAGGAACTCAAGGAGAGGCAACTATGTACGTTTCTGTTGAGATCGGTGGCGAGCTTTTCTGGAAAAGGACAGACAATGGTTCAGAATACTTCGATTCAAGGACAGGTAGGCCATGGGACCCCAAAGCTGGGTTCTACAACCCTCTGGTACCCTTATCCTAGATCAGGGCTATTAAATGGGGTCTTTAAAGCAGTTTTGGGACAAAAACAACAACGATAAGATCATATCCGACGCCCGGACATACTTGAATAGCGGAGGCTATGAGGGTGGTATTTGGAGAGCTGTTCAACCCGCGCAGCAGTGTACAACGAATAGCCAGTGCGCCTCTGGGTTTAAGTGCTCCGGTGGGCGGTGTGTGGAGGACAGGGCGTACGGTAGCGGTATAGTTAATGGGCAGGGATGCGGTGGCGGCGGAGGCGGTGGCGGCGGAGGCAACCCGTGCGGAGCGACTGAAAAAATCATACTTTATGGTGATCCTGATTTTGTCGATTTCTACACGGATCTACTCGGTTCAACTCCTTATGGCTTCGTTGCGAGCGGGTTCACAAGGGATAGACTTGATTTAGTTACAATCAGAGATAAGGCTACAGGCCAATGCCTTTACGAAGGGTGCGGTGGATTTGGCGGTATTCCTGGCCCTGACGGGCAATGCTGTGACGGGAGTACTGCTAGTACTAACTCTGGTACTGCGCAATGCCCACCACCACCGCCCGGTGATTGCAGTCGATTCTGCGACAACGCTTTAAAAGCGACAGGCGAACCCCCTGCAGGCTGCAGTGACGGAAATACGTGCTCCCGGTGTGAGTTCTGCTCATCGAGTCAAAATAAATGCGTTCCTCTTGGTTCCGATGCGCCTTGCTACTGCGACTCAGCTTCTGGCTGTGGTGCGTGCGAGCGATGCTCAGAGGAGGGTGATTGCGTGGATGACTGTGCGTCATGCCAAACCTGCACTATTATGCTAAATCACACTTGCCCCTGCGGAACAGTGGGTAGCTTCAAGTGTTGTGTTTCCGCTTGCAATGCTTTTTCTCCTTCTTTAGCTGACTGTGCACTGGCTGGTTGTGCCAAGGTCGACGATTGCCCGCCAGGCGGAGATCCCTGCGCTGGCGACTGCGTAACTATTACTACTTATGACGGAGATCCTGTTCCGCCCTGCCCGCCAGGAAAGGTCTGTAGAACTTCTGGAACTATCAGCGTAGGGGGTGGTACCGCAACCCTTACTGAGCAGTGTGACTACAGCGGTCTTTCTGACGACTGCTTTCCTTGCGATTGCAACTGCGATAGCGACTGTGGTGACTGCGAGATCTGTAATGCTGCGGGCGTTTGTGTACCAGATCCCTTGTGTCAATGTACTGCAATTCAAACCTACACAGTTAATATCACTAGAAATTCGTATACTATTGCTAATCCAAAGTGTAGCAGGCCTAACGGCTGCGGCGATATATATACCAACCCCTCAGCAAGCTGGACTGTACGTCTTAATGCCAAAGGCCCGCTTTCAATATCTTATGAAGACTCTGGACCTGTTTACCGTCAAGGGTCTTGTGGCTATACAGAATACATTATGGGGAGTCGCCTAATCACAATTAAGGACTGCGAGGGTAAAATCACTTACCAGACTACACTCTCGGGCCCTACTGGATGTTCAGGCGATACCCAGGTCACAGGGAGCGCCACTATTGGCTAATGCCTACCTCGTAGGCAAACTAACTCAGCTCTTGTATTGTCGTGGCAGTCTTTCCTGATCGCATTGTCTTAAAGAACTCAACGGACAGCGAGGCTGCCATTCTGGCTGCTATTGGTAGCGGAGGAAGTGACGAGATTACCCAGGGCGAAATTGTGCTAAGACTGTCTCCTGGCAACCTGGAGATGTACTCAGTTGATGGTAGCGGTGATATTGTAAAATTTAACCCAACCTCTGCAAGTGGAAGGGCTATCGTCAGCGACACGGCTCCAACCGTAGGTCTTAGTGGGCTGCCGTTAGCTGACGGAGATCTTTGGTTCAAGCCTAGCGATGACTCTTACCATGTGTATTATACAAGTGCCTGGGTTCAGGTTAGCAGTGGCGCTGCTGGGACTGGCACTGTAACCAGCGTTGGCCTTAGTAGTACGACGCTAACAGTTTCAGTTAACCCTGTAACAACATCTGGTTCCCTCTTGGTCGACCTACCAACGATGGACCTTGTCACCCCAGGGTCTTACACAAGTGCCAACATAACCGTAGACAGTTATGGAAGAGTTACCAATGTTTCCAATGGCGCTGGTGGTGGTTATACGGATCCACTAGCAGCGGACGGTCAGATGGTTTACAGGAATGGATCTACGACAGCCCTTGACATAGGACTCGCTGGACAGGTTCTCACTGTAGCTAACGGTTTGCCTGCCTGGCAGTTTCCAGGCACTACTGGTACTGTTACCTCTGTTGACATATTGGACGGCGATGACATCACATCCGTGGGAGGTCCTGTCACAGGCAGTGGCTCTTTCGACCTTTCGTTGACCGATACTGGTGTTACAGCTGGAAGTTACACAAGTTCAAACATCACAGTAGATTCAAAGGGTAGAATTACTTCAATTGCTAGCGGAGCTGGAGGTGGCTACGCGGACCCTCTTACAACAGACGGGGATGTAGTGATCCGCTCTGGAGGCAGTACTACAAGGCTAGGTATCGGCGCGGCAGGTCAAGTCTTGACAGTATCAGGAGGGGTTCCAGCATGGGAAACCCCCCTCACTGGCGGCACTGTTACTAGTGTTGATGTTGTTGGGGGAACTGGGTTAACGTCTTCTGGCGGACCGATTACTGCATCTGGTTCGATTACGCTGAATCTGACAAATACGGGGGTTTCTGCTGGTTCTTTTACCAATCCAATTATTACTGTTGATGCCCAGGGCAGAATTACAGCAGCTTCCAATGGCAGCGGAGGTGTCGTATCTATCGATGACCTTTCTGACGTAGACACCTCTACCACGCTACCTACAGATGGACAAGCTCTGATATGGAACAACCTTCTAGGCCAATGGGAGCCTGGTACTATTAGCGCTAACAGCTTGCGCACAACTGCTTCCGTTACTAGCTCTTCTCTGGCTGATGGAGCCAATGAAAACCTGACTATTACTGGCACTGGAAAGGCAGGGCAGTTACTTGCTATTGAGGTTGACCAGGCGGCTTGGGTCACGGTTTATTGCAGCCAGACCGCAAGGACTTCAGACGTAGCAAGGCTAGAGACAGAAGATCCCGATCCTGGGTCTGGAGTCTTAGCGGAAATCATCACTACAGGACCCCAGCAGGTAATAGTCACCCCTGCCGTAAATTACTTTAACTTTGAAGCGGTACCAGCGGATGAGCTTTATATAAAAGTTGAGAACAAGTCAGGTTCGGTAAATACAATTACAACAACACTTTCGGTTTTACCACTTGAATCTTGATAGGTATTCTATTCAGGATTTCGGTAAACCATGGACATCAGAGAAGAGTTGAAATCAGGGGGTGCCTACCCCACGGGAGCCGTATCGGCTTGGCCTAAGAAACGGCACGAAGAGCTAACAAAGGCGATGAACAAGGCCAATCCTGGCAATATAGCTCACTCTAAAAAAGTTAAAGCCAGTCCGAAGGAAATGATTACTGGGTTATCGAAGGCAACTGGTCAAGCTATTCGTTCTGGAAAGGTTTCAGCTGAAATCAGAAATGAACGCTACAGTACCTGCAAGTCCTGCCCATCGTTCATCAAGGATTCAAAGCGCTGCAGCGAGTGTGGTTGCATGATGGAGATGAAGACATGGATCGGCGGCAACCCGAACACCCTGTGCCCTCTCCAGAAGTGGAGTCGCTAATATGGCATGCCCGACTCCTGGCGATTTCACTAGCTGCAATCCTAAATGCAGGTGCGTTGGATCGTCTTGTATACAAGCGTACAACTGCGATGATCCCTGCGGCACAGGCAACATAGAAGACTTTGACCCTACAACCTGCTCGTGTCCTGATATTGTCTTTTCCAAGCCAGGTTTTTACATAAACGCTACTGAGATTTTTTGCGACGATGGATTACAGTGGGATGGCTGGTGGAGGTACCCTCCTTACACGGAAGCACAAAAATCTCCTCCAGTAAGCTTTGAGCTTCTGCCTTGGCGGGCTAGGGATTGCAGCGACGGCATCAACACCAGATCAGGGCTAGGGATTTTGGCTATATGGTCTGATGGCACAACACAAAGGTTTTTTGGCGGCAGCTCTTTCACGCAAGATCACAATCAAAGTAAAACACTTAACGTTTGGAAGTGGGGTGACTCTACAGCTGATTACTTTTATCAATTGACGATTGTTCCCTTTGATCTTTGAATCACGCCCATAGGCATACTACCCCTGTAACATTCTTACAGGGGTGATCCCTGTCACATAACATGGCTGAAGAGAACATGACTCCCGAGACGGAAGTTAATGCCTCACCCGCTCCAGCAGGCGACGATATGATGCCTCGCTCGGAAGCAGAGAACCTCCTTAAGGCGCTGAAGGCTGAGCGTGAAGCACGCAAGCAGTACGAGCGCGACCTCAAGGAGACCAAGGCTAACCTCGAGAAATTCGCCGAGATCAATCCCGAGGAGTACACCAAGCTGCAGGCTGAGGCCGCAGAGGCTGCCAGGATTCAATCTCAGTATGGCGAGCAGCGTGAATTACTTGAGCAGAAGTACTCCTCTCAGGCCCAGGAGGCCGCCAAGGAGGCTGCAGCTGCCAAGGCCGCTCTTGCCGAATACCAGAAAAAGTACGCCCTCGAAAAGGTGTTTTACTCTGCTGGTGGCCGCACAGATGCCGCTGATGGCGTGTCGTTCTTCGACATGATGGCCCAGCAGATCGGTGGTAGCTTCCGTCACGAAGCCGATGGCTCATTGACTGTGATTGATGCAGCTGGCGATCCTGTACTGGATAAAGAGTCTGGCAAGCGCGTGTCTGCTGAAGACTTTATCGCTTCCTATAAGATCCATCCAATCTATGGCACCTTCTTCAAAGGGGCCAAGGGTGCAGGAGCTGGGCTTGGCTACGGCGGTACCGACACCAACGGCATGGTAACAGAGGATCTCTCTAGTCTCACTCCTGAACAACTCTTCCAGCGTGCTTTTAGTTAAGCTGATGAGATGGGGCCTTGATGGGCCCCTTTTTCATGGTTAGGCATAATATATTTAGATGATACCCTTAAGGGACGTTTCGTGATGAGGCGATCTGGACAGGGTGTCCTGAGGCAATCAGCGCGATGCTGGGCGGCTCGATCACCCAAACCTTTTCACCTTCATCTTTTTAGGTATTTATTATGTCATTGACCCTGCTCGAAGCACAAAAGCACGCTCGCACTCCCCAAGAGCTTGCTGTTGTGACCGAACTGGCCGCTGGTCAGCTCATGTCTGTTCTTCCCTTCCGTAATATCGAGGGTAACGGGCTCTTTTGGAAGCGCGAGGAATCGCTGCCCGACGTCGGGTTCAGGAACTATAACGGCTCCCTGGCTGAGTCCTACGCTGAAGTCAGCCAGCAGTCCGAGAGCCTGAAGCTCTTCGGTGGCGACATCAAGGTGGACCGCGCTATCGTCGACCTCGAGGGCGCTCAGGCCAAGGCCTATCAGGTGCAGTCCCGCGTCCGCGCAATGCGCATGGCTTGGGAAGCTCTGTTCATCAACGGCGACTCCAACCAGTCCCCTGCCGAGTTCGACGGCCTGGCTGCTCGCATCACTTCTGGTTCTTCTCAGTACTTCGCCAACGGCGGCGGTGCTCTGGACCTGGGCGTGCTTGACGAAGCCATCGACAACGTGGACGCTCAAGGCGGCCGCAAGTATCTGGTTATGTCTAAGTCCCTGCGTCGCGCTCTGACCCGTCAGACCCGCACCAACACCCAGATCGACATCACCCGTAACGAGTTCGGCTACCAGCAGTACAGCTACATGGGCTTGCCCGTGCTTGAGCTGGACCGCGACAACAAGAACGTGGCCATCCTCGACGGCACTCCCTCCGCTCAGGACATGTACGTTGTGTCCTTCGGTAACGATCACCTGACCGGCATCCAGAACGGTGGCGTAAGCGTCCGCGAACTGGGCGAAGATCACACCCAGCCCCAAATGATCACCCGCGTTGAGTGGTACTGTGGTCTGGCTCTGATCAACGGCCGTGCAGCTGCTCGCGTGGCTGGTATCGACGCTACTGTTGACCCTTCCTGATCACCTGATCAATCCAACTGAATAGAGT